AATAAAAAAATGAATCTAATTCAATTCGCTAAAGACAGAGAATATGAAGAAGATGTAACTATCAACTAAGGAGAAAGTATGAAATATACAGTAGTAAAAAGAATACACTTTTCACATTCAAATGATTATGTGAGTGTAGTTAAAGAAGCGGAAACATTTGAGGATGCTATGAAGTTTAAAGTAGCAGCAGAAATGTTAGAGCCAAAAGACTCAGAAAATACTATTCAAATTTTGATTAGTACCGATGATGCTTTTGACTTTACACGAACACCTCTAAGATTAACTGATGAGGTGAAAAAAGCATCGTGACGGAACTTAGAGACGAACATTTGGAAGTTATAAGTCAAAACAAAGCAATAGCTTATGAAAAAGAAAATAGTAATAAGTTATTAAAGGCTCGTGAGATTTATAACCAAACCAATGGTCTGCAAAATATATCGGAGCATGAACTCAAAAAATTTAATGAGTTGATGAAGTTTGGTATATGATGTCAGAGGCCGACATAATTGAATATAATAAACTAACAGAACAGTTAGAGTTATTAAAAAAGAAAGGGGCCCCGGTTGATGACCGGGGTCCCAATGACCTTACTAAACAAATAGAAATCCTAGAGTTTAGGAACGAGAAACTACACAACTATAATCAAAAACTAATCGAAGAGGTGAGATCGCTTCGATCTAAACTATATATAAAGGAGAATTAATGAGTAAATATTACATATTAGAAAAAAACACATTTGAAAGTTTGACACTTAGATTGCCCACAGAAGAGATTGATCAATCAGGGTGGTACAATTTGGGTACTGAACCTTTTACATACGACACATATGAAGAGGCTAAAAAAGTTAAAGAGGCTTTGGATATAGTTTTTAAAAAAAGACCTTCTTCAATTACCTTTATTATTGTAGAGGAAACTAATGCTTAAAGGAGACAGTAAAGATTATAACTTACTTGCTAAGTGGGTTGAACAATTAAGTCCACGAGACTTTTATTTAAGTGTAGAGATTGGTGTTCGTGAGGGCTATGGCTCTCACGTCATCATGGAGAATCTTAAAAATAAAAATCATTTTCATATAGGGATAGATCCTTATGGGGATATTCTTTATGATCATGTAGATACTCAAGGAGGAGTGGTGCCTAGGTGGACAGACTTTGATGGTAATATTTTATATAACCCAGATGGTTCTTTCAAGACTCCAACGTATCCTAGTTCTATGAAACAAACTTTCTTATCTGCTTTTAATAAACACGAAAATTTTATTTTATATCAGCTGGAAGACGTTGAATATTTTAATGCGTTTGGCCAAGGTGTGCCTATTTATTGCAAAGGTCAAAAAAATATCATGAACACTTATGACTTTGTACACTTCGATGGTCCTCACACTACCGCTGCAGTGCTACATGAAGCTCTATTTTTTGCTAATCGATCTAACGTAGGTACTAGGTTTGTATTTGATGATGTAGATACTTACGATATGCGTGTAATTCAACAAGCGTTAACTCACTATGATTTTTATTTAATAGAACGAGGTGCAAATAAAATGTGTTTGGAAAGATCTAATGGCTTACAAAAATCCTAAAGATCCCGAAGTATTAAAGAGACGAGCAGAGATGGACTTTGCATACATGAACACGGAACGGGGATTTATAATGTCCTGCATTGCAAGAAAGTTTAAACCTAGTGCAAAAAAATATGGTGGCCACCATGCGCATAAGTCTATGGACAAGAAAGAATTTTGGAGATTGTATATGAATCATATTATTCTTATGAAAGAAAAATTTCCAGACTCGGACGGTAGACTTTGTAGATATTGTGAGCAGCCATTTACTTTTGAAACCCGAATGGGAACTAGAGGTAAAGGACAACCTAGTAATCGTGCAACACAAAATTATAATAACTTTAGTATTGACCGATTTGATCCAAGACTAACTTATCAAAACAATAATATAGTCTTTTGTTGTGTTGGTTGTAATGATAGAAAACATAATAGTAACCCGGATGATTGGGAAAATTATTTAAGAATTGGAAAGGAATTAATAAATGATAAAGATAAATAAAAGGTTTTACTACCCGACTTCGACTCGAAAAATTATTGACGGTAAAAGACATTACCTGGTTGGGGAAGAAAAATTACCAAGTGTTACAAGTATATTAAAAGCTTGCGAAAGTGACGAGAAGAAAGCTTCACTCGACTCCTGGCGAAATAGAGTAGGCGAAGCCGAGGCTAAAAAAATTACTGAGACTGCTGCAGCGAGAGGGACCCTTATGCACTCGGTTCTTGAAGGATATATGCTAGATAAACCTGTTGTGGATCTAACGCCTGAAGGAAGACATGCTACGAAGATGGCACAGATAATCGCGGACCAGGGATTAAAAGGTAGACTCGAAGAGTTGTGGGCCACTGAGTGTGTTTTATTTTATCCTGAGATGTACGCAGGTGCAACTGATGGTGTTGGAATTTACGAGGGTAAGGAAGCTATTATAGATTTTAAACAAACAAATAAGCCGAAACGAAAAGAATGGATCGAGGACTACTATTTACAACTTGCAGGATATGCAATTGCTCACAATCAGATATATGGAACTAATATCCAGTTTGGAATCATTCTAATGTGTAGTAAAGACTTATTATTCCAGGAATTCCCTGTAGAAGGTGAGGAATTTAGGCATTATGCCAACGAATGGTGGAAGAAAGTAGCTTTATATTATAAAAAGAAAAAAGAATTTCAAGAAGTGGTTGACAGAGCCGGTATGTAATGTATTGTAGGACATTATATGAAAGGAATAACTATGAAAAACATGCGTAATTTATTAGATACATTTACTGAGTCTGAATGGAAGAAAGCTAAAAAGGAGATGACCAAAAGAATTCCTAGTTTGAAAATAGATAAAATGTCTATGGATCATTTTCAAACCTTAGCTAGATTCTTAGCAAGTCCAGACTTTTCAGATATAGATGAATACAGAAGGAGGCTACACTAATGAAAAAAGAAAAATGGGATGGCCAATCAAGGCCATCCAACGATTTGTACCGAAAAAACTTTGATGAAATATTTGGTAACAAACCAAAAATGGATTTAAAAGGTACAATATTTTGTAAAGCAAAAAATTGTAACAACCACCTATACAAAAATGAAAGCCCAAGTTTAAAAGGATATTGTTTAGATTGTGGCTAAAATACAACAAAGTGTTGTAAATATGTCACAATAAAGGCTTGTATCTACCTATAGACTTTTTTTGCTAGAAAAGTTTTTTTGTTTTTCAATTTCCAAAACAGTGTTACAATGGTTACAATGGCTTTTAAAGTGTTATTATTCGCATATACCAACACTTTTAAACGATATTTTTGTAACAAAACGCTGTTACAATGGTGTTACAGCTGTTACAATTTACAATAATTGGCTTATATCAACGCTTTTAGCAAACCCGTACGCGCGCATAAGAAAAAGTTTTTGAAAAAAATGTGCCTAGAGAAAAAACCTATAGGTGCTATATAGGGTTATGATAAAGAAAAAATCCAAATATAAATCAGTCCTTATAAATAAAAAAAGATATTACTTTTACAAAATTATCTGGTTGGATATTTTGGGTGACGCGGGCCATGCTGATATTAACGAGTTCAATGAGATGAAACCTGCAGAGATGATAACTCATGCGTATATATTTTCAAAAGATAAAAAGAATCTTAAAACCTTTGCGTCTTATGATAGTCACTTTGAGTCTTTTTCGGATCGTAATGTATTTCCGACAGGATGTATTAAGAAGTTAGAAAAAATTAATCTTTAGTTTCTTCAATTACTTCTGCATCAGCATCAATAATAGGTTTGAAGTTCTTCAATGCTTTTTCTAGTTCTTTGTCTAACTCTGATTCGTCAACATTATCTAAGTTTTTATGTAAATGTAGATTAGTATTATTTTGAAATCCTGCAGCCTTACCCCTAGCTATTTCCATATTACCTGCAGCACTCCAGGCTTTGCTCTCTCTAGCTTCATCTCTAATTTTACCTAGTTCCGCCAGGTGTTTTTCATAAGTGATGTCATATTTTTTTAATTTTTCTGCTCTGAGTTTTCCAATGTATTGAGCAACTAATGGATACAGAGATGGGTTTTGTAATTTGCTAGCGGATACATAAGCTGAGTTTGGATCGTAACCTGCTTCAATAGCACATTCAGAATCAGTTTTTCGACCTTCTTCTGTTACTATTAGATTTGCAAATTTAATTTGTTTCTCTGTAAGTCTTTTTGGAACTCCCATGCTTGCAATATAAATTATTTTTGG